ACGAGACACTACTGAAGTCCGACAAGTATTCGGGGCTCACGCTGCACGAATTTTCTAGGAGATATGCGGAGGGATCGGCAGATTGGGAGCGTACTGTAGGAAGGGGTCTAGGCGGTATTGGCGCCGATGATATTGTTAACAATCAAGATCCGCGCCTGCCCGGCGCTATCCGTCGGGCTGAGGGGACTGGTGGCGAAGCTGGTGGCGGTAGCGGTGTTCCCTCCTCTATTCTAGCCGAGGCCCAATCGGTCGCGCACTTGGGCGGCGCTGCTGTTAAGCAATATATTCAGAGTAAGGGTTATAACGTTAATTCTAACTGGTGCGGGGATTTCGCCGCCGCCGTTGTGACTGGCGCTGGAGGCAAACCGCCAAAGAACTATTCGATTGCTAGTAGTTGGCGTAATTGGGGAACGCCGGTTGATGATCCGCAACCGGGTGATGTCGCCATTAGAAGGCGAAGCAGATTCGGTGGACGCGCTCCGACTGGCGCTGTCGGCAGTCATGTCAATATCGTCGGTGCCGTAGACGATGAGGGGTTCGAAGGCATTGGCGGCAATCAGGGTCGAAGAACGTCGCATTTCAGTAAGAGTGCATTTGAATTTCGTCGCGGTGATAATATGGAAGCTGCTAGAGAACGTATTGATCGAACAGCATCTAGTCCGTGGGGTAAGGGCGCCGTTAATGTTGGTGTTGATTTCACTGGCGTGCCGAAGGGCGTCAAGACCTACGCAGAGAAGGACGGTGACATTTTTCAAGACTTGAATATTAGCCGCACTGCGCAAGCTACACGAGATTGGGAACCGTAAGTGGTATGGCTTTTAAGTCTTCAGAAATTGCGGTGTTGATTGTCAACGGGCAGAATTATACTGATTTTGAATCGGTAGAGGTTACGCATCGGGCTAAGGAATTTCCGTTTTTTATGGCGCGTTTTACGACAAGTGAAGGCGTGCCGTTCGCCAAGAATTTTGCCGCCATGCAGATCAGGCCGGGAGATTTTTGCTCAATTACGCTTGGCGGTGAGATTGCCTTTAATGGCAAGGTTGAAACGCGGCAGGCTTATGTTGATGCGAGGAGACACCATGTCGAGATTATTTGCGTAACTCGTATGGAAGTTGCAACGTCGTCTGTGATTAGCCAAACAATGCAGTGGCATGATAAAACATTTGGCCAAATCGCTAGAGACATTCTGGGCAAGATGGGAATCCCTATCAAATTCGTAGGCGGGCCAGAGCCGACATTTAAGTTTCCGCGCGCTTCGGCTGAGCACGGGCAATCAGTGCTTAGTTTTTTGGATGAATTATCTCGCGGTCTACCGGCGGAAGGAGTTGGTCTAAGTTTTTCAAATGATGTTGGCGGTTCTTTTCTTGTGGTGATGGGTCCAATTCCGGGCGACAGTAATGATGCGATCGTCGAAGGGCAGAATGCTCTCATTCTTCGTGAGGTTTGGTATAATATTGCGCAATCAGGTGACGTTCCTGCGCTTGGCCATCGTCCCGGTGATGACGATTTATGGGGCGCCGCTGCTGCGCATAAACCATTTTCAAGCGAGGCGTTACAGACGTTTGGCGAATCGTTCACGCCGCGAACCATTGTCAACGAAATACCAGCGTGGAGTAATTCTGTATTGAGGGGTCGTGTTGGCAACGAAAGTCAGTGGTCGCAGTCAGATTTAATTACATGTACTGTAACGGTGCAGGGATGGATGAAACCGTCTGGTGGTTTATGGGAGCGTGGTAAAGATTATTCCCTGACATCCCCGATGCTGATTATGGATCGAGAGTTATTGACTGCAAAAGTAATTGTTTTTTCGCAAGACAATACGACTGGCACTAGAACAACACTAACGCTTTGTAATAAGTTGGCGTTGGGCGGTGATATTCCACCCTTGGGGAAAAAATAAAATGCCATTAAAGGATTTGTCACGGCGCACTCAAATGACGTTATCGCGTGCTAGTGTACGTGAGTTTGACGACAAGTATTTGATGCAGCAAGTTAAGAAGGCCGATGTATACCATTCTGAAACGCCTAGTGATTTTGAACGTTGGCAAATGGTTGGGCTAACTTCAATGCCATTGAAGCAGGAAGAGGAACAACAGCAGCAGGGTCAACAGCAGAATCAGCAAGGCGGTACTGGCGAAACGCCCGGTGATTGGAATCACAATCAGCCAAAGGGAAAATCCGCTGAGGCGGTGATGCTTTATATTGGTTCGCGTTCGCACCCTATAGGAATTGTTGACGATCGCAGGGTACGCCCCTACGCAATGAAAGAGGGTGAGACTGCGCTATATGCAGCGTCGGGTACCGGTCAGATGTTGTTTCATAATGACAAGGGTTCTTACCTCGTCGCCGTCAACAATCCGCAAGAGCAATCCAAGGACAGTAAGGATGTCGAGCGCTTTGCTTCGTTGCGTCATGTCGAGAAGAAGAAACAGAGTCGTGAGATCAAGAAGGGACAGGAGGTTCAGGAACATAAACACGAAGGCGAGACTGTTAATTTGGAAGTTCGTACAACCAAGACCCGTATCGAGTTTCGTGCTGGCGATGATGTAGTCGGATATTACGATAAGGCTGGAAAGAAATGGGTTTTCACTGGTGAAGTACATTTAGGCAGTGAAGGCGCTTCGCATCCTGTATACGGCGTGAATGGCGGTGTTGGTAAGACAACTAAAACATCTGGCGATGGTGCGGTACTGGTAGACGCGCCGCAACCGGGTCCGCCAACATCTCAGGATTTAGAGCCTTGAGTCAGATCGCCAATATTAATAACCCATGGCGCAATATACTTCTCGGTGAGCAAGCTTCATTTCGCGGTGTGATGTTTCATGTTGAATCTGGCGGGAGATCATCCGGTCGTCGGTCTGTTGTTCATGAATATCCCAAACGAAATGATCCTTACGCTGAGGATATGGGGCGCTCCGCAAGGCGCTTTCAATTTTCTGGTTATTTGATCTATCGTCCTAGCAATCCGAATTATGAATATACTGATCAGCGTAAGCGGCTTTATGAAGCTTTGGAAAATGACGACGTTGCTAAGTTGGTTCATCCTGTATTTGTGCCCGGAGGAATGCAGGCAATGTGTGAACGATTTACGATGACAGAGAGTCGTGAGAAGGGGGGTTATACGCAATTTGAAATGCAATTCGTTGAAGCCGGTTCGGTTCCAAACGTTTTAGGTAATAATATTAATACGAAAGCAAAGGTAGAAGAAAGCGCAACCGCTGCTGAAAATACTGGAAAGGATGTGATACCGGATGATGAGGAAGAAGATTAAATGTCTCTTAATAAAGAAGCTGTAGAACTCAATGGTATTATTAATCGATTGCTTGATAATTTATCGCTGTCCGTTACGTCGCAGACCGGGCGTGAAGGCGTCGAGTTACGTCACAAGATCGGTGATATCAGATCAAATTATAATTCAATGATTTTAGATGGTACTTTTTCAACTGAATTGTTGTCCTGCTTTCAATCTGCGTTAGCTGCAAATGTTAAGTTACCGAGTTTGTTTGTAGTGCATCAAGGATTATTTCAAGAGACTCCAGTTGGCGTAGTTTCGGCTGCTGTTGTTCAAATGGGTATTTTGTTTTGTTTGTCGACCGAGAGCAGAATTATTATCAAGATTGAATTTACTAGTCGAGATGATGTTGAAGCGATGATGAATAGTATGCGTGATGTTTTTGATATTGCCAGAGTATTAACAGCCGATGCGCAGGATACAACGCCATATCAAAAATTAACGATCCTAGCTGGAAATTTGATAAGCCATCTTTCTAATGTTGCTAGACCGTTGCCGCGTATGATTTTGTTTAAGATGCCGACGTCTTTCCCGTCTGTAACGCTAAGTCAGAGAATTTATTATACAGCAGATAGAGCGGAGGAAATTGTAGCAGAAAATAAAATTGTTCATCCAGCATTTTGTATTAGAGAAATTCGCGGATTGTCTGGATGAGTGATGTTCGTATTAAGGAGTTTATCAGTCTAGAAGGTCCGACGATGGACTGGGTTCTTCGTGAGGCCGGGACGTTGGACGAGAGAGAAGAGTTAGCGACTGCTGTTCGATTGGCGTTGGCGACTGATAGCTTATCAGATGTTAATGAAATTCTGCCAGATCTAGATAGCACTGATCGGCGCGGTTGGTGGGCTGATATGGATGCCGAATCTATTTGGGGCGGTTGGCCCATCGGTTGCAAGAATTGGCTACTAACTCGCGCTAAGATTACGGACACGCCTTCGTCGGAAGGTTCTACGTTGCAAAGAGCTAGGCAATACACTCAACAAGCTTTGCAGCCGCTTATTGATAAAAGGATTTGTACTAGAATTGATGTAACGGCTGAGCGTGCAGAGTTAGGTCGTATTGTTGTTGACGTTAAGATTTTTCGCGGCCCAAAGGCTGAGATTGATCTACGTTATCAATTATTGTGGGAAGAGGATGTTTCCGTCGATGATGTTGTAGTTACATCTATTAATACTAAAATCAGAGTGCCGTATGCTAATATTTTATTATCGTCATCGGCGGTGTCTGCACCATTACTAAGCGAAAATAGAATTTTTATTATCCCGCAGGGGAATCTTGAGCTTTCATCATTGGCGTTTAGTCTTAGCAGGATTATTCCGCAGGGTAATGTAGCGCTTTCATCAGTAGCGCCGCTTATAAAGCAAGGTAATATTAGGCTTGTTCCACAGGGCAATGCCGCGCTTTCTCCTACTGTACCAACAGTTGTCAGAGGGATTTTGTTTGCAGGTGACATGGGGAATGTCGGGGCATCTTTTGGTGGTTCACCAGTTAAGGTCATATTAACGTCTGGGACTTCATGGTCTGTTCCTAGTGATTGTATTTCTGTTACTGTTGAGGGTATTGGGGGTGGGGCTAACGGTGTTGGTGGTAATGGTGGCGGTGCTGGTGCTAGTGGTGGCTTTGGCAGTTCTTGTCCTGCCATTGGCGGTAATGGTGGCAATGGTGGCAGCGGTGGTACTGGTGGCAATGGCGGCGGTGGTGGCGCTTATGCCAAGAAGAATTCATTTGCTGTTACACCTTTATCAAGTATCCCCTATTCTGTTGGTGGTATTGGCGGCGATACTACTTTCAATACATCAACGTTGGTAGCCAAAGGAGCGAGTGGTACGACTGGAGGCACTGCTGCTGCTTCTACAGGTGATGTAAAATTTAATGGTGGTAGTGCTGGTGGTGGTGCGGCTGGTGCTGGCGGCGGAGCTGGTATTGCCGGTAATGCAAGTAATGGTGGCGATGGCGGTAGCGGCGGGGCTGGTGGTAATGGTGGTGGTGGTGGTGGTGCGGCTGGTCCTCATGGTGCCGGCAGTGGTGGCAGCGGTGCATCTGGTGGTACCGGTGATTTAGGGAATACGGCTGCCGGAGCTAGTGGAACGCAATATGATTCTACACATGGCTCTGGCGGCGGCGGCAACGGTCCCGGTGGTAGTGGTGGTGGCAGTGGCGGTGCTGGCTCTCCAATTTTACTTAGTGGAATTCCGGGAGTAAATGGAACTGGTGGTGCCGCAGGTAATAATGGCAATGCTGGTGGATTTTACGGCGCTGGCGGTAGTGGTGGCAGTGGTGGCGGCGGTGGCGGCGGCGGTGGCGGCGATGATGGTTTTAGCGGCGGCACAGGTGCTGGTGGTGGGTCTAGTAGTGGGTCTAGTGGAGGTGCTGCAAGACAGGGTTTGCTAGTTATTACTTATTCACCAGCGACCCTTAGTCAGATTTTAACGACAACTGCAACTGCACCAGCTGGATCAACTGTCGTTGTTGGTATTAGTTTGAATACCAACAACGGCGTGACTGCCGCATCGGTTAGCGATGGTACTAATACTTATACCAAGATTGATTCTACTGGTCTGATTGGTGGTTTTTCTGAAGTCAGTTTGTGGCGTGCAACGTTAGGATCTCAGCTTTCATCTGGTTCTAATATTACGGTTACATTTAGCGCTGGGACGTCTGGTGCTGGTAATAGTTGTAATATGTCGGCTGGTTATATCACTGGATTGAGCACTGGAGTTCATGATAAATTTGCGCATAATTCTGCATCATCTGGAACTTCAGTTTCGGTTTCAACGGGTGTTCTGACTCAAGCGGTTGAAATGATTATCGGCTTTGGTGGTGATACGTCCGGACTTTCATCGACGGTTTATAATGGTGCGAGTGGTTTCAATAATTTGAACAAGAGTAGCAGTTCAAACGGAGTCACGGCATTGGATTGGAAGATTGTTGCAGCTACCACATCTGTAACGTTTACGCCATCATGGGGTAGCGCCATTCGTATGGGTGCCGTTGTCGCTTCATTTAAGGGTTAATTAAAAAATGCCGTGGTCAACTCCATCGCTTAGTCAAATCAGAATTTTGGTGAGGGATGATATTGTTGCTGCGTTCAGTGGATCGATTACGATAGGCAATAGTGTCTTGCGCGTCATGGCAGATGCCATGTCAGGTCTTGGGCACTTGACGTTGCGTTATGTAGATTGGCTGGCGCGGCAATTTCTTCCTGATACAGCGGAGACGGATTGGCTTGATCGTCATGGCGATATTTGGCTGGTTAATGCCGATGGAAGTCTTGGACGAAAAAATGCAACGTTTGCATCTGGTACGATAACTCTGACTGGGGTTAATGGTACATTGGTTGCCAGTGGAACTGAATTGTCGTCGTCTCAGCAGGTTGGATATGAGACAACTGAGCAGATTAAGATTGGAGCAACGGCAACATCGGTAGCGGTTCGGGCGCTTGATGCCGGGGTAAATGGTAATCTTCTTGCTGGAGACACGCTTGATTTAGTCGATATTATTGGCGGTGTTGACAGCAATGCAACTGTTGTTGGTATCAGCGGCGGTATTGATGAAGAGAATGATACGGATTTACGTGCCCGTATTCTGTTTCGTATTCAGCAGCCACCGATGGGCGGCGACGCCAGTGATTATGTAGTGTGGGCAACTGCTGTTGCTGGTGTAACGAGGGCATGGGCGGCGCCGCTTGAGATGGGTATTGGCACTATGACAATTCGTTTTATGATGGATGATCTAAGGGCTTCTATCGGCGGGTTTCCGTTGGCTTCTGATATTGCCAATGTTACCACTTATATTGATAGTAAGCGTCCTGTCGCAATCAAGGATCGTTGGATATTAGCTCCGATTCCCGAACCAATTGATTTTATCGTGACTGAACTTAATCCAGATACTGTTTCTGTTCGTTCTGGAATTGAAGTAAGTGTCAAGAGTATGTTGCGAGCGAAGGCTGCTCCAGCCCATGCTATCAATGGAGTACTTCAGTCAGCGCAAACGATTTATGCATCATGGGTAAGTGAAGCTATTATTAATGTTCAAGGAGTAAATTATTTTAAATTGACAATGGAAGATCATGCGATGCCAACGAACGGTCATATTGGTGTTTTGGGTACGATTGTTTATGGATAAAAAATATGGCCGGTGACAAACACGTCAGAAGAACAGGTGATGATTATGCCGTCGCCTTGCGTAATTTGTTGCCTCAAGGTCTTGCGTGGCCAACAAACCCTGTTTCCGTTTTATCAAGAGTTATTAGTGGACTTGCGCAAATATTTGGATATGCCGACGATCGCGCCGCTGACTTATTGGAAGTAGAAACAGATCCAAGACTGACATCAGAATTGTTGCCGGAATGGGAACGTGCTTTTGGACTTCCTGATAATTGTTTGCCACTTCCGCCTGCCGATGAAATTACTAGACGATCTAATCTAGTTGCTAAAATGACTTTGCTTGGTGAGCAGTCAAGAGCATTTTTCATTGCCCGTGGTGTTGATATAGGAGAGAGGGTTACGATCCGGGAATACGCGCCTTATATGTGTGGTGTTTCCCGTGTTGGGGATACTCGTATACTTAATATTGAGAATAGTGATCCTCTTCATTTTCGTTGGCAGTTAGGTCCGCCAGAAAATCGTTTTTATTGGACTGTTAAGATTGAGGAACTGTTAGAAGATTTCAAGGGTGCTGATTTGTTTTGTTTGTTGCGGCGATGGAAACCGGCGCATACTGATGTTCTTTTTGACTATTCAATTGTTGGAGAAAATCAGCTTGATATGTCTGAGCCGATTTGGGATTCAAGTTATATCGTTCTGTTCTGATGTGAGGAAAACAGATGCCTTCACCAAATGACAACATCAATATAAAAGATGCACTTAGCGTAGATTTTAAGATGCGAAGCAAGGATACGTCTGTTGCTCAGGACGGTTCGATTCAGACGATGCGTCACTTGTCTGTGCCGTATCCTGTTGATTATGGGACTGGTGGCTGTTTTCAAATTTGCTCAAAGAGCGGGATTATGGCGGCAGGACTTGCTGCTAATTCTCCGATCTATTCGTTTCGTTGGGCTAATGTTCAATTCAGTGCAATTGTTCGACGGGTGAGAATGCAGGCATGGTCTCTTGGCACTGGATTTACAGCAGGGCTTGCAAGCTTTGACATGTTTGTTTGTCGCTCTTGGACGGTGGCTGATACTGGAGGCACGACCGACACTCTGACAGTTGATAATGGTAATTTACG